AGCAACCAGCGGCGAATTCTTAAGATTGAAAATATGCATAATGGAAAGCACCCGCCTGTTGGCTAAGACACGCGGTTTTGAAGGAGAGTAAAAATGGCTGGATACGGAAGAACATCGCAGCGTCGGCTCGACACTTGCCATGAAGAATTTAAAGTTGTCATGCCCCTGGTTATCGCACAGTTACCGTACACGTACATGGACATAACTATAGTGGATTGTGGCATTATATGCGGTGAGCGCGGAGAAGACGAACAAGAAGAAGCATACCGACTTGGCAACAGCAAAGCTAAGTTTGGAGAAAGCCCACACAACACATACCCTTCTAATGCCTGCGACACCCTGCCAATGGCAGAAGGCAAGTATGTCTGGGATAACAAAGAACTTCACAAAGTCTACGCCAAGTTGGTTATGGATACGGCATGGAGCCAAGGCTTTAAGTGGAAATGGGGCGGTGATTTTTCGTCGTTCTACGATGGGCCACATTTTGAAAGGATTGAATAATGTATGGTAAGAAAAAGCCAGTAAAGCCAGTAAAGCCAGTAAAGCCAGTAAAAAAGAAAGGCAAATAAAATGGACGATGAAGCAAGGACAATGAGCAAATCTTACAAAAGAGAAATCGGCGGTGCGGTGCTGTTCGTTGCCCTGTGTCTGACCATAAAATTCTGGTGGTTTTTGCCTGACGCCGCAATGGCCTCGGCCTATGTGGGTGCTTGGAATATAGGTGTACTAGGCTTGGCTGCAATCGGGTTGGCTCCCTTCGGTCTGGACGCTGTATTAAAAGCAAAACGATAACATGGGTGATTACTAATGGCTAAGTACCTCATCATAGTCATTGCCATTCTCTTGGCCTCTCTTGCCGGGACAAGTGCTCTGCTTAAATCCTCATGGGAAACAAACGCCAAGCTCGAAGTGCAGTACCAATCACAGCAAGATGAAACCAAGAAAGCTATAGCCCAGACTACCAAACTTCGCCTCGATCATCAGCAACAAGTCCACGAGATGGACACCCAACTAAAGGATAGTCGCCGTGACACAGCAGAACTTAGCAAGGCATCAAAGCGCATCCAAGCAACCTCAGACGCACTGGCCAAGGCTCTTAATAAAAAGCCCGACCAAGCTAGTCGTGTTGCTGGCATCCTCTATGCTCGCGGGATGCGGAACATTTGCCGATCTAGTGGTGGCACCCCAGCAAACTGCAAAATTATCATACCTAAATCCACCAAGACCAAGCCCCGTAATCCCGCCAAAGGTAGAGCTGGGGAGCCCGATCTACTGGCTAAATAAGAACCACCCACAATCCAATCTTATTTGCACCCCGTCCCAAGATTGGGTCAACATTAGGGTGTTCTACAAGGAGGTCGCGTTCTGGATGAAACAAGCAAATAAGACCATTGACTACCACGAAAAACGTAATGGCCCTGAAACTCTAGCTATACTCCCAAAATAACTAATAACAGGCACAACCTATGACTCGTACTCAACCGCCACTTGATACCTTAGACCCGCTCTCGCCAACACCGAAGCGCGACTTGGCTATCTTGACAGACCTATATGAGTCTCCGGGTTGGGAACTCTTCCTTGGCATTCTCCATGAGAACTACATCGAAGCCGCAGACCAACTCTCAGACCCAACGATTAATGGCCTTAAATCCACAATCGATTTCCAGCGGGGGATGCTTTACTGCATTAAGCAAGTACCCACCGTCCTCACTTCTCGAATCAAACGTCTTGAGGCAGACACAATGATGTCTGACCTATCTCAACAAGACCCACAAACACACTAGGAGACGACCCCAATGTCTATCGATCCGAATGCCCTTATCAATCGTCAAATGCAAGCAGCAGGAAAAGCACCAGCCGATCCAGCTCCAGTTCCAGACAATCCCGTCGATCAGGCTGTGGCCGCTACAGCTCCCATCACAGATGGCCAGACACCAGAACCTCAAGGCGCAGTTGATCCCAATGAAGGAATGATGAATCGTTACAAAGACCTCAACCGTCGTCACACACTAGTCAAAGCCCCAATGCAGATCGTTGAAAAGATGATGGCTCAAGCAGGCGAAGGCGGTGGAGATAAGGTAGCTCAGTTTCTGATGGAAGCTATTGAAGCCAAGATGAATGGCGGCAAAGCACAAGCAGCACAGGCAGCTAACCCCAGTTCAGAAAGAGAGCAAGAAGCAGCTATGCCATCATCCGCAGTTAGCATCGATGATGACATAGATACGTGGGCATTAGACAACGACATCAATGGCGCAGCACCGTTCAAAGCAAGGTTTGCGGCGTACGATGACAAGATGAATAAACTTATGGATGCCATGCAGGTGCAAGCTCGCGTCACCCAAGACATGATGTCTGCCGTTGGCCAACAGGGCGCAAGTCTTGCAGGCAAAGCAGGCGAACAGCGCCAGACAGAAGTAGATCAATCCAAGCGTCAGATCGCACAGAACCTTGAGGCTGCTCAAGCAGCTCATGGCTTGTCTGATGATGACTTGGAAGCCTTCTTCCTAAAGGCTCAAGAGCTTGGGTATCACCCTGAAGAGTTTGTCAATTCAGACAACGTAGACCTGATCGCCAGCACATTGGTAAACCAACGTAAGGCGGCCAAGACAGACCGTTTAGAACAACAGATGTCTTCACGCCAAGCCTTCACCGGGTCGATGGGTTCAACTCCATCCGAAGGAAGTGCAGGCGCTCCTCCGTCAGCCGATCCAGCATCCGCACGCATCAACCGTATCTTTGAGACTGCCAAGGGTTGATCACTCACGCGGCCTAGATGATAATATAATTAACTGAACAAGGGGGCGCTACGGCTCCTCCGTTCGCCCCGCAAGTCTCCGCCGCTATGGCCGCAAAGACAACGGGGGTTTACGCCAAGTGTGATGGAATTTCCACACAACGGCCCTGAACCTTTTGTTTTTAACGTCATTATAGGAGATATTCCAATGGCAAGTATTCCCGGCCTTCGTGGCTCTGGAGATTTTACAACAGATTTCCGCCCAACTAACTATCGTGAGCTTTATACATTCTTAGAGCCAAATGGCGATGCACCTTTGCAAGCCCTTTTAGCTGTCATGCAATCTGAAGCCACAAACGATCCAAAGTATTCCAACTTCCGTGACGAACTTCCGACTCGTGTCTTAACGACGGATGGCACAGGCTACAATGCCTCTGCAACAACCATAACATTAGCAACTGTTGCTGATGCTGGTTGGGTTTCTGAAGGAACTCTTTTAGTAAACGCTGCTACAGGTGAGTTGCTACGTGCGACTGCTGACGGCAACGTCTCAACTGGAGCATTAACTGTTACTCGTAACATCGGTGGAACAACTCTGACTATCACGGCAGCCGACGACTTGTTCGTAGCTGGACATGCAGCAGAAGAGGGTGACACATCGCCGTCATCCATCACGTTCGATCCAACAGTTGACTTCAACTTTACTCAAATCTTCAAGAAGCCGTTCAAGATCACACGTACTTTGGCTAACACCTATGTTCGTACCGGCGACAAAGAAGACGAATATACGACCAAAGCCCTAAAGCTCCACATGGAAGATATGGAACGTGCGTTCTTCTTCTCCAAGCGTAGCGAAAGCACAGGCGCAGGCGGTCAGAAACTTCGCACAACTGGCGGCATTCTAAACTCTCTAACGAATGTCACTGATTGCGCATCTGGTTTCACTACTGCCAACCAGCTAACTGAAGATGAGTTTGATCGAGAGTTGATCGAGAACGTCTTTAACTATGGCTCTAACGTCAAGATCGCATATGTCGGCGCTAAAATTGCCGGTCACATGCAAGCTCTTGGTAAAGGCCGTTGGGCTCCAGAGAATGTCAGCGATTCATATGGCATTAACTTCACTCGTTACCAGACATTTGCTGGTGAGTTGTTGGTGTACTTACACCCACAGTTCCGTCAATTGTCACACATGGAAGATGCCATGGTCATCCTTGATTCGCAGTACCTAAAGTACCGCTACTTGGATAACGGTGACACGACCCTTCTGGAGAACATCCAAGGGAACGATGAAGATGCGGTTAAGCACATGTACCAGACTGACTGTGGGTTGGAGTTGTTGCAAGACAAAGTCCATACATACATCAAGAACTGGAAGACATTAGGCTAACCCCCTATACCCCTGCCGCTTCCCAGAGCGGTGGGGGATCTTTTTATTTAATCACACACATCAGGAGTTATGATCCATGTCCGTTAAAGCCGCCCCAGCCGCACACGCTCTCGCTAAGATAAAAGGTATCGACCTCTCTAACGTCGTTGGCACCGGTAAAAGTGGGTTCGTCACTGTAAAAGATATTAACGCTTATATGGATTTACTGTCTCCTAGTGAGGGGGATGAGGTCGAGACGGAAACGGGTCTGGCGGCTGATGTGGACGCCTCGACCGAACCTTCTAACCCTCTCGTTGCAGCCGCCCAAGAGGCAGCCCAAAAGCTAAACAAAGCCATCGAGCCAAAACGAGCACACGATCCCGATGGCCATTTCAAAGCTGACGATCTGTCCACACCAAACGTAAACGAAGCGTATGTCCAACCAAAGAAAAAGAAGGGTGATGTGGTCGTGTTCCGATCTGTCGTCCCTGAAGTTTCCGCGTTTGAAATACGTATTGGCCAGAAAAGAATTCGTGGCGTTGTGACAAGTAGTGGCGTTGTCCAATGGAACGTACCAGCAGAATTAGCTGAAGATGTTAGGCACCATCACTTCGCTAAAATCCAACGCATCATCGAGGTCAAATAAGGAATAGACAATGGCGGAAAAAAGTACACTCGCCCCGCAAAAAGCTGGCAAACAAGCCAGCAGTTCTTTGCAAATGATTGGTGAGATGGCCCTCCGCCGCATGGGAGACTTCAGTTCAGGCTCCGTGTCTGGCGAAGTCTTTAACATGTTTGTCGAGCTTGGCAACCGTATCGTCGAAGACATCCGTATCCACCCCTACTGGGATGGCGGAGATATCGACTACTATGTATCCCTCGAAGAGCGTCGCGGAATTCCAGACATGATATTGCTGGACGGCGTAGTCGCGCACTACGCTCTTCAGCAAGGCTCCAAGAAGGCAGAGATGTTCACTAAACTCTACTACCGTAACCTCAACCAAATTTTATACGAACGTAAGTTCGGTAACCTACCCCTTGAAATTATTACTATGGACTTAGTCCCACTGCCAACAGGCGTTACGTCTGAGGGTATTGTGACGGAGACTATCTAATGGCCCGTAATCACTCCGTTGATATGACCCCATCAAAAGCTGACGTATACCGCACCTTTCGCGGTATTGATCGTTCGCGTGATCGGGCCGCAATGGACACGGGCAAGGAACAACATCTATATGCATTAGAGAATGCCTTTTGTGATTGGCGTGGTCGCATAGTTAAGGAGCCAGACACCCACAGACGCAAGGGGTCTGACGACAACGACAAGGTTCAGACCATGAAGTTCTATAGCCGCGAAGGCTTGTGCTGGTCTCAGAAGGATGGCGGAGGCGTCACCCTCAAATCTGATCGCGGACACATTTATAGCAGTGCGTTCACCAACAATTCTATAGCGTCTATGACCCTCTTCCTTGGCAAGGTATATGTCTTCTCTGCCGGTCAAGACATGAAGACATACGATGGAACTGAATGGGCTGACGGCGGAGCATCTATTCAGCCCGCCTTTGGCACAGCTCTTCAAAACCGTCTTGTCGTTTCTGGCATACCCAAAGCACCAACCGAAGTCCATATTAGCCGCGTGCGCAACGGCAACGTGTTCGAGAAAGAAGAAGAACTGAACTCTACATCTGTGACCAAAGCCGTCACTATCGATGTCCGCAATCTTATTGGTGCAGCGGAAGAGATCAATGGCATTGGAATGTTTGAGACAAACCGCTTGGCTGTCTTTACCCATGATCGGTGCTTGGTCTACAAGATCGACGAGAATTTAAACAACATCACTATTGATGAGAACGCCAACATCCACGTTGGCTGCGTATCTCATCGCACTATCACGGCAGCAAACAATAGCCTCTTATTCTGCTCTCGCTATGGCATTCACTCTGTCACACGCTCAGACGCTAACGGCATATACATGACCGCCAACGTTCTTAGTTCAAAGGTCGAAGATTTATATCGTGAGCTCGTTAAATCAGTAGAGAACCACGATGAGATTAATGCTGTCTTTGATCCAGACGAAGACCAGTACCACATCTTCTTTCCACAGTATGGCGGAGCATCAGCTCGGCGTCTTACTATCACTATGCGTGGCAAGGAAGAATTGTTTACATGGTCAGAAGGCACACACCTCAAGGCTCAGTGCGGAGAGTTCCTCGCTGGCCAGTTGGTGTACGGCTCAAACGGCGGGGCTCATAATGTTCTTCTCCGAGCTATCACGTACAAAGGCTTGCAAGATACTTCAGTTAAGGATGCGTCTGGTGACATGGACTTGTGGTTGCCAATAATCTGGCATGGCTCCACCACAGAAACGAAAGAAAGCCGAGCTGTTGTTATTCAAGCATCAGGATCAGGCACGCTCGAAGTCTCTCTCTATGATGACGGGTCACAACTACTCGAAGAGTTTACTGTCGAGATCGACGACTCAGGTTCAGACGACAACAACTTCTCAGACAACATCTTATTCAGACAATACGAGATGCCGTTCTTTGCACGGTATCGCGGCCTTCAAATACGCATTCAATCCTCCAGCACCGGCCCACTAGAAATCATGGCCATAGCAATAGACTTGAAAAAGGAATCCTAATCATGGCCCGTCTCCGTCAGTTACACCCCGGCAATTACAAATCTTCAGGGAACATCTCTGATGAGATCGAGGGTATTGTCCGTTACCTGAATTCAGCAGAGCTGGGAGACTTCACGATCAGTGAGCTTCTAGCCAAGCTCTTTGACGCTGACGGCATATTCGATGGCCCCGTTGAATTTAAATTTGATACTGTAGATGGCCTTCAGTTTCGCGTTGGCGAATTCGTCGGCGTTACAGACGGGTTCAAAACTTTGGCAACCTTCGCGCAGTTGCGTGGGGCATCAGGCTCATCTGTTGGCACTATTGAGGGCGAAGTCTTTCACAACCGGAGCGACCAGACAGCCACCGCAGCTCAAACCGTATTCACATACGCATTTGAAAGTGGCGAAGACGTTCTTGTCTTAGAAGATGGATTACTCCAAACACTGACCGCTGACTACACGATTAGCCAAGTAGCCAGCACGGTTACATTTGTCGGCGCTATGTCTGGTGGTGAGAAAGTTACCTTCATCACAGTGCGTGCGGGTTCAGTGACAAACTATCGTCGCTCTGACTTAGTATCAACAGCGGCTCAAGCGGTGTTCGCATTCGTTCATGATTCAGACGAAACCTTGTTGGTCTGGAAGAACGGCATTATGCAGCAGGAGGGTGGCGCAAATGACTATACCACCTCAGACACCAGCGACACGATCACCTTTGTTTCGGCTTGCTCTCTCAATGACAAGATCACAATCATCGTTGTGGAGAACCTATCACTTCAAAACGTCATAGGTCTGATGTTAGAGAGTGCCTACACAGATGCTAATGGTTTAATCCCATTTGCGAAACTTGCCCTTGCAGACGCGGACATCCCTCAAGCCAAAATCAACGGCCTAACAGCCCTTCTTAACAACCGTGGCCGCATGTTTGTATCAGCTACAACACCAACTGGCGCGACTTCTGGCGACCTTTGGTTAGACACCTCCGTCTCACCTAACGTCCTTAAAGTTTTTGATGGAGCTGGATTTATACTTATTGATGTGGGCGGTGATGTCCCCCCGTTTGATGTCTCGAATGCAACCAACTTGCTTAAAGTAAACGGCACTGGAACAGCCACGGAATGGGGAACCTACGACGATAGCCATCTTATTCCAAAAACTTTTCAAGGCGCAGCTAGTGGCGTTGCTTCACTGGATAGCGCGGGTAAGATTCCAACCTCAGAAATCCCTGACCTATTTGCTTTAACCACTATGCACCATGCAATTGCTGGCTCTGTAGCAAACGCCACATATACCGTGTCATTTGTCTTTCTTCAGAAAATCCGCATCGACGGCATTGTCACTAAGCTGACATCAGGAACATGCTCCGTGCAAATTTCTGTAGATGGTACGCCTGTTGGCACGACACATGCGGCTACAGGCACAAAGCTGGACACATCTTTAGGAACATCCATTGAGATAGATGGCTCTGTAACGTCCAAGACACTACAGCTCGTGGTCAGTTCTGGATCATCTCCAGTAGACTTAGACGTTGCCTTGGCCATTGCTGCAATCAGCGCGTAAGGAGAGCCGACCATGAAGAAGCTAGAAGATGCAGGGCGGTATGGCGATACACTCATTGCCCACATCAATCCCTTAGAGGCTCGCCTGCTAAAGTTATTTGGTGGATCGGGAACCACGAATCCAGAGACAGGCTTCCTTGAGTTTTATGGTTTTGGTGGCGGCGACAGCGATCCCGGAGGTATGGATGGTGCCGATGACTCATATGGTGGTGACAGCGATCCCGGAGGTATGGATGGTGCCGATGACGCCTATGGTGGTGATAGCGATCCCGGAGGTATGGATAGTGCCGATGACTCCTATGGTGGTGATAGCGATCCCGGAGGTATGGATGGTGCCAGTGTCTCATACTCCGAACCGCGTGACGACAGACAAACCTCTCCACAAAGCGATCCGAAACCCACCGGGATTGAGGGGCTAACTACGTATAGCACCGCCAAAGGAGCTAATGTCGGTAGCGCATCCAGTATGTTTGATTTTGGGTTATCCTCAGATGACGCTGATGCATACGGTGATGCTCTCGATGTTATCGGGGATGCTTACACCAGTTTCTTTGGTGGCAAGAATAGTGGCAGACAAGTGTCTGATACTTTCTACTACGGATATACCGATCCAAACCGTCCTTCAAAGTCAGAGAATGGTTACCATACTTTACGTAGAATTGATTATAACTACGCAGACGCCAGCAATTTTTTTGATGGTCTTAAAGACTTTTTTGATCCCGGTCTAAACCTTGGGCTGGACGGTTTGTCTATCGATCCAAAGACCGGCAATTACACCGCCGACGACGACAACTTTATGGGCTCCAACGCTGCTGGCTTGCTTGGTTTGGGGTTAAGCGCAATCAACCCTCTCCTTGGTGCAGGATACGGAGGCGCTAGAACCGCTGTCACAGGCGATCTAATGCCCGGTAAGCTCGGTGATATACTTGGCGTCAACGAATTTGGTGACGATGTCTTGAACTACTTCGCTGACTTTGATTTTAGTGAAGGTGGATATAATCCTCGTGGTGATGCTGGCGGCCCAGACAAAGTAAACTGGGACGGCGTATTCGGCGGGGATGGCAACGAACCGGCATCTCGCTCTAACACCTCTGTTTCTACCATGGCCCCTCAGTATCAAGTACAATCTGAAACAAGCGAAGATGAAGACAGGATCAACTTTCCAAACCTTCTCCTTGATTACAATGGCGATAGCAATACGAACTACACTGGCCAAGTGAAAGACAGAGACACCGGATTGATGAGGTGGGCAAACACAAACCTCACCTTATGGAACCAAGACCTTAAACGATCAAACCGGCGCGATGGCTTCGGCAACGTAATACAGACATAGGAGAAAGCACATGGGTTGGGGAGCATTAGCAGGAGAGGCGTTCGCATTTGGGTCAAGTCTTCTGGACGATTCGGGCGATATTGCCGACGCCGCATTTGAGCGCAACAACATGATTCAAGACAAACTTTTGCAGCTTGGCAGCGACGGGGCAGATCAGCTTGACGCGGCATACAACAGTTACCTTGGTACAGTCGGCAGCGCAGGCACACTTGATCCAGCCACCATCAATGCACGCGGCGCTCAGTACACATCATATCTTATGGACGAAGCGGAGAAGGCGCTTGTCCGTGAGGGCAGCTTGGCTGACGCCAGCCTTTACGACAGGGGCTTGAAGGATTCCACCCTCAACAACGACCTCACCCTTGAGAAAATGGAGTGGAGACGGCAGGCGGCACGGAAATCTAGCATCGATGGGTTCAATATGGCCGTTGGTGAAGTTGACAAACTAAGCAATTTGCGAAGCCAAGACATTACCGAGACAGGCAAGCTCAACATTGACGCTAACGACATGCGTACTGGCGCGTTGAAGTCGGCAAGCACCAGCGCCAGCGACTCATACAAGACTTCAGAAGCGTCTGCCCGCGAAGCCGCAAAAGGGTTTGGCTCCAGTTTGCGAGGCACGTTTGATGAGGCGTCTGCATGGTGGAATTCAAAAGATAAATATCAATTCTAAGGAAAATTAAATGGGTTTATTCTCCAGAGGCGCAAGTATTGCAGAAGGCTTCCAAGAGCGGGGCGAAGAGAACCGCCAGCGACGGACAAAGGCTCGTGAGGAATACGCTAAGATGTCTGCTCTGGCACCGAAGGCATCAGCGGCAGAGCGTATGCAAATGCGGGACAAGGTTGCCGGTGGATCAAACTACCTTGGCCAAGGTATGCCCGATGCGTGGATCGAGGGGCTTGGTAAACAGCAAGCTGCCAAAGCGGATGATTTATCCACTGAACAAATGTTGGGCAGTATTGCCGCCGATGAGAAAATAAACTCCCTACTCAATGACCATGGTAGCTCATACATCCTTACAGGCGGCGACTACGAGAAGAGCGTCGAGCAATATGGACAGAAGAATGCAACGTTCTTAGCCACAGGGCGAGGAAAGCAATACGCAAAGAACAACGGCTATGTCTTTGACCCGGACGGCACATTTAGTGTCAAAGACAAGGGAGCCTTCGAGCGCAAAGCAAAGCAGCAAGCGTTTGGCAAGCTGAACAAAGAGCTTGCGGATTCAAGCTGGCTACAGATGAGCGGCAAATACAGCTTCCTTAAAGACAAAGAAAACGTCTTCTCCTCTGAGTTCAAGAAGCAAGCTACCGAAGCCTTTATGGTTCAGATGAGGGCAGACATCAAAGCCACACCTTCGACATACGCCGGTGAAGGTGGCGAGGCGTACATCGCACAACGCTTTACAGACCAAGGGCTAGAAATGCCGGAGAACTTTGCCCGTGAAGGTGCCGCTGCCGCACAGCAACAAGAAGAACGGATAGCAAAGTTGGCAGGCGTCCAAGCAACCACGGCTTCCGTAACAAACGACACCGAAGAAAAGAAAAAAACCATTGGTGTAAGACTTGAAACTTTAGAAGCTAAACTCATAGCTCTGAAACAGAAGACCGACATCGAAGAAAAGTCGAGGGCAACCAAGCTGCTCAGAGAACAAGAGATAACGCGGCTGCAAGTAATTGAAACTGACTTAGCTCAAGCAGTCACTGAAGCAAAGGAACGTATTGTTGAATCAAAAGCCAAAGATGCAGAAAATAAAACTGATATAAGCACGGAAACTAAGCAGGCGCAGATTGACTTAGCAAAGGCAGAGACTCTTCTTAAACAAAGTAGCCTGCGCGTCAAAACGGCAACAGAGTCTGCGCAGATCGAGGAGAAAGAGGCGCAAACTACCCTCGCAGAAGTAAAGGCTAGGATTGGGCAGTCAACAGAGCTTAATGTGATCGCTTTGAAACGTCTCGAAGTGGAGCGCACAACCAATAACAACATATACTTGCAAGCAACAGAAGCGGTCAAAATAATTACTAGTTTGGGCGATGGCTCAGATTACGCCATGTCATTACCGCCGCGTGTCCGCGCTGTGGCTCAAGACATATTAAGAGCTGCTGGTCTGGATGTAGACTTTGCTGTGCAAGCTATACAAAAGGAAGAAGAAGTTTACCAAGACGTAGTAGCTAATCAGGAGGAGAGCCGACTTGGACAGGAATTAAAGAAAGCGTCTTTAACTGCAATCGAAAACGCTGGGTCGCAATTGGGAGATGTATTTACAGCGGGAACGAAGGCCAACGTGGATGCTATAAAGAAGAACCCCAAACTTATGGGATACGTTCAGGTCGCCAACGGTGAGCTGGCAAAGTTTAATGTCACTACTGGGTTCGCAGCAGATGTCTTGAGCAACATAATCAGCGGAGACGCTGTCGAGCGAGGCGAGGAAGATAGCGCCCAGCATTATGTGCAGAAGGTCATTCAGCATGTGTCTGGCTTATATGGCGCACCAACATCTATTAACAAATCAATTACCGACAGGCTGAAGCGGACGGTAGACTTTAGACAAGTTAGAGCTTTGGACTTTGTAACCCCCGGAACATTAGATATTTGGAACAACGCTGCCAGCCCAGATGGTTCAGGGGCTCCTGTTGATTACGCCAAAAACCCAAGCAATTATCCCAAGATGCTGACCACAGATAAACTGAACACGAGAATTGTCCCCGGCATGAGGAAGGACGTAGATGATCTAAATACCGGGAAAAACAATATGGACATCTCGGCTATTGATGCAGAGATCATCGCGGTCAAATCACAGCAATATGTGTGGGCAAACATCGCAGGAACCAGAGCAGTCGGCGGTCTTGGAGATGCCACAAGGAATGCGGTACGGACTGCGCAAGTATATCTTTCTGCACTCAATGTTCGACGCAAAGACCTTACCGCTCAAGCTAATACTTCTCGTAAGGCTTCCGTGGCAGCGCAGGCAATGAAAAAAAGATACAATGATAATTGGGCTTACTGGCAAAGAGACTATAAAAAACTTCCTCAGTATAGTCAGATTGAGATGCTTTTCCAAAGTGTTGCTAACGGAAGAATAAACAGCGCAGACGAAAGATACATCATAGAATCTATGAAACTGAACAGTATGACACGCGGCATGCTCGCAAACAGAATTAAACAAATCAGAGGGAATATATAATGCCAATCTCAGATTACACCGACACCTCTTATTCGTCCCTTCCGTCTGGAACAGCTTCCTTGAACTATTCAGACTTGAGTCCAGAGCAAAGGCGTAATGACCCAGAGTATCTCTCTGACGTTGCGTCTTTCATGTCTGACCGTGGCAAGCAGTTTTCAGATGATGAAGAAATGCTCGACGCATTCTACTCCGAGAAACGCTGGGATGATCTGAACACAATAGGTTTGATCGGGGACGCTTTTGGTCAAGACGAATCAACCAAGCTACGTGATAGCAATCTTCAGAAATCCTTCGCCAAAGACCCAGCCTTCTATGAAGCTGGTGGTCGTGGCACTGGTGACGCCATCATAGATATTGGTAAAGCTCTTATTGTAGACCCGATCAACTTACTTGGTTTCGGTGCTGTCAAGGCAGGAACAACCGCATTAACTTTAGCCACTAAACTTATAGTCAAAGAAGCAGGCGAGACTGTTGCACGCCAAGGGTTGACCGGCACAGCCCGTGACGCAGCCATTAAAGAGATTGTTGATGTCGGTATCAAAGACGCCTCTAAGAAAGCGGTATGGAGCGCGGCTCGCAAAGGTTTCGCATATGAAGGCGGTCTCAACGCGGCTATTGGTGCAGTCCACAACGGCATGATGCAAACACGCGACATCGAGCTTGGCTTGCGTAGCGAGTATTCAGGTACAGAGATGGCCGTCGCTGGTGCAGTTGGTCTCGGTATCGGCGGTGCCATGGGTTCCACAATCGGTGGCGTCGGCACGAAGTTGATCGGCCAGAAAGGTGCGTACAAAACCTTGGCTGAAGAGACATCGCAACGATCAGCAGCAGCATTGACTGACTTGAGCGACGTTCCTTCAACACGCGCTCTTGATTCAGAACTATCTCCAATAGAAGCAGCAGCACGACAGGCAGCGGACGAAGCCGTACCTAGCGCCATGTCACCAGATGAGGCTATATCCGCATCCCGCGCAGCCGTGGCTGAAGAAAACCCAGACCTAGAAACACTGACACGAACGTTGGTGGACGAAGAAGCAGGCGTAGCTGCAACACGTATCGCTGACGAACCACAGACATCGGCATCTTTCGTTGAAGACGTTACGCCTGTTGTTCCTGTCCGGGTTAAAGTTGATACCTCCGCCATCGATGAGCGCCTGAGTCGTCCTGAAGTTCAAGGCGAAGAAAGCGGGAAGATGGCTAAACAATTGAACGAGGAGAAAGCCGCTGCCCAAACAATCGAACGCCGCGTCGAAAAAGCGCAGAGCGAGCTGGCCGAATCCAGAGCAAAAGATGATCCAGATGCAGAGTACAAAGCCCTCGTTAAAGTTGGAGAGCTCGAAGCAGAGCAAGCACGGTTGTCCAACCTCGAAGCTGTTGCTGCAAAAATCGTAGGTGAAGAGCCTACAGTAAAACCGAATGTGACCGAATCTGGCACTACGTCTGCTGACTCCCCAGACACGCCTAACCAGACACCAGACACGAATGAATCTGTAGCTTCCAGTGCTTCCCAAGACCCAAGTACAACAGCACGTATTGAGTCACCTGAAGTCTTAGAAGCCAGAGAGCTTCTGAATCAGGATGTTCCTGTACAAGTGTTGCACGATGCTGGCCTCGTTCCATCGCTAATGGAATCTGATGGCGTCACCCCAAAACTAATTAAGACCGGGAAAAATAAAGGTCAACCTATCCTAGTGGAGAATGCCAAAAACCTTTCGGGAGCCAACGTCAGAGCTGTAATTAAAGACGCATTGGAGCGCCAAAAGAAATACGCATACCCTGACACAGAAGAAGGTATCGCACAGCGAACGGCTGACTTCCAAATGATGACTATGGCGAAGGCAGCTCTCTCTCGGATTGACCCCAAGGCAAAGGTTCAAGCTATAACAAAGCCGCGTCAGAAAGTTCTCGACGAAGTTCAAAGTGTCCTTGATGCAGAGGTCGAGCGCACCCGTGTGGCTTATCCAGACACCGTCAATCCTAATGTGACACCTGAAACTCCAGTAGCCGCGACACCAAGCGTAGCAACAATCTCTAATGCACCCGATGAGGCATCTGCTGCTGTCGCAACTGCACAAGTAGTTGAAGAGATCGCTGAAGAAGTTGCACCGGTTCCAAAGCAGAAGCGTGAATCTCCTTTGGCAGCCAGCCAACGTCGTGAGATCGAGGCACTCGAAGACAAGCTGACATCTATGCCTAACAAAGCAGAGAATTTCACCGCGTTTGTGGGCGAAACATTGAAGATCGATGGTGAGCACGCTAACTTAATCATGGGGCCAATCACTCGTACCTATTCCAGCCAACGTGAGCGCGTTGTTGCAGCTTACGCTGCTATGGCCCGTTATAATTTCATCGACGATGCTGTCCAAGATTTCTCCATACGTGCAAAAGGCGAAGGCACATATGACCAGTTGGCTGCATTCGTCTTTGGCCAGCTCGGTACACCAGACAGTATCGATCACACGATCCTGAAGGTTGTTACCGCTCGTCGAATGGTGGACGAAGAGTTCGGTGGCGTTTCTGCAACAGGCACGACTCCATTCATTCCATTAGCAACACCGATGACAGATGCTTGGTCGTCAAGAGTGGGTGGAACCATAGATAACGCCTCCAACACAGCGCCAGCTCCTGCGAACCGCACTATCGGCGGCCTTACAAGCACGACAACAAACAAACTTCAGAAGCCATCAGACAAGGCCGTTGAAAAAGCAGGCGGCACTCGTGACCCGGCCCTGTCTCAAGATGACCTTATTAATATTGCTGAGAACAGCTCCGAGGGTATCGCCCGGTCAATGGATGCAGACTTCTTACCTATCGGCTTTGCGAATAAGAGCATCGATGGTGCGTTTATTAGTAAGCACATGGTTGATGGCGACTTTAATCTTGATACACTAATCCCTGAGTTAGTAGACATCGCTCAAATACAGACATCTCGCCGTGCACGTCTTGATGTCGCTCGTATCATGGAACTGAACAAGGCCATGCAGAAGTTTGCGGGCGGCGATGTCGATCTCAATTATGCTGGCGAATCTGTCTGGAACCAATTGGGGCAGGGTGGCGCTCCATCCATCGTTCGTATTGGGGACGACACCGGGTTCAAAGTACGCCGCGCACGCGACGAGATCATCAACGCTGAAGAGTACGCCTTGGCTAAAGCTGAACACCGTGCTCTACGCCGAGCCCATGGCTACTCAATGGATGATAAGGTTTCCGTTGCACCAATAAAACTAAAGAACAAAGACAAAGCCAAAGTCATATCCGTATTTAAGACGCTACTGAAAGAGGTGGAAGATGAATCTTTAACTCTGGCCGAGGCTCGCCTTCGTGTAGAGAAAGAGCTGGGTATCAGCATCGATCCAGACAAACGGATTGGCAGCCAAGTAGGGAACGTCCTCAACGACCTATTCGATTCATACTCTGTAGCCATGGCTCGTCGGGAGAGCGAGGGCTCAATCAGCGGCAGCAACCAATGGTTCGAGACTTTTGGCATGAACGCTGACAAATACATTGCCGACCACAAGGGCCAGATCGAAACACTAGTCGAGAAGATTGGCAGAGACAATTACACCTCAGAGTTCTCTCGTTCCTTAGATGTTAAAGAGCTGTTCGATCTACGCATGAAGTCACGCCAACGGGGCAAGATCAGCAAGGCTATGTCCACCTTAGACGCTGATTACTCTACCGCGATCCAGATGGGTCATGCGGATTACGCACCGGTCAAAGTTCGTCTATCCCCACGCTCAGCCAAGAGCGCGTACCGTCAGCTTGCTTCCAAGTGGAACGAGATGAAATACTCTCTCGATCCAGACACACAAGACCCAATGGGCGGACTGATGCGAGCACGCGGGGGCAAGCCTGTCCCTGTTCCTTACGGTCGCTTGGTCACGTCTGTCTTGCGTAGTGGAAGTGGAGGCGGAACGATTGCTCCGTCATACCGCAGCTCACTTGGCTTGGGTAACGTAATGTTTGGTGCTCAAGACACTGGCGTTAACTTTCCGATGCTGAAGAAAGAGTTTGAATACAACCCCGGTCTACGTGAAGGTGAGTTGGCCAAGCCATCTGACACCATCAAAGCTCACACCGAGAACCTGTCGATCATCTTCAACGACATCAATGATTTGTTTGTGAAGAACCAAATCTCTGTGTCCGACAAAGCCAATGAAGCGATGAACGCCTTAGTCGAACGTCTCGACAGGGGCATCGTCACATCAAAAGAAGTGAACTCAGTTGTAACAATCCTTAACCGGATGCGTAAGAAGTTCACAGGCAAAAACCGAAACGAAGCATTCAAGCTCATAGATGAAACTATTTGGGGTTCAGAAAAGCAGGACACTAACGGTCTGTTCGGCACATTGCGAGCCATCATGAACGATCTAAAGACCCGTGAAGACGCTCGCGTACCCAACATGCCAGACACGACCCGCTTCGCTGTGCAAAATTTTGCCGAGCAGTTTGATGCATACCCATCTGTGCAAGAAGCGCGGAAGACAAACCCTGAACTATTCAAGTCAGACGATCCTCAAAAGATAGTTGAAGAAGCATTCAACGCAATGGTCGCTGGCACCATCGAGCCACGGGTTGCACGGGGCATGTTTGCTTTGGCATCTCAATCAGTTCCAGAGGCACCTCCCGGTGTCTTGAAGATGGTTGACGCCTACCGTACAGGCAACGCCATCGACGGCATCATAGATGCCGATCTTCCCCCCATCGCTCGTGACATGCGTGCCTTGGCAGTAGAAGAACATGGCATCGATGACGGATTGATGGGCGAGATTAGCCAGTTCTATGCTCGTGACATTAATACCAAGGCAGACCTTTGGGATGCTTGGGATATGATGAACACCGAGATGGAGATGGGCAACAGCCAAGCAAACCTCAATCTTCAAACAGCCGATGACTTCGATCAGTTTATTTCTGTCATGGAGCGTATGTCTGACTACCTACCAGAGCGCAAGCTGCACAATTGGGAGCGTCGTGAGTCCATTGATCGATTGAACGGAATTATGAATGACAAATGGCAGAACAAACCGTTCTCTCTGAACAAAGACAACCGTGAAGGCGCTAGTATTAAGACATTCATGCGTCAGGTAATGTTGGCTATGCGCGGAACAGAAGGGCCACGGGTCTTCTCGAAGGCAGCGGGTGCAAAATTTGTTGAGGATGCTGGTGGAAGCAGAGCTCAAGTCCTTGACGTAAGAAATGGAGACAGCTCGTTCATACAGCCGTATGCCACAGCAACCAAGGGAGATAAGACAGTCCGGGCTGCCTTTGGCAACCAGATAAACCTTGGCCTGAACCAACGTGACTTTGCTGAAGCAGTCCATGAGATTTCTCACTGGGCATTCACAAACTTAATGACACCGTCCGAGCAAGTTGGCTTTTTGAAATCAGTACGCAGCCACGTATTTGACGGAGACCAGTTCCAACCATCACGTCTTGATGAGTTGTTCCACCTTGATGTGCCTGAAGGTCAGGCTATCACTGGTAAAAATCGCATCAGCGAAGTCTTCGGTCACACCATGGAGCGGTGGATACTGAGCGAAGGCATAAATTCTGAAGGACGTTTCAGCAATCCATTTGATACACCGAAGACGTTGGGTGGCAAAGACACACCAGAAAAGATGGCTGAAAACCAGACCATACTGACCGGCATTAAAGACTTTATTGGCAAGGTAATGACCCGCCTGCACTCTACGCTGAAGAAGTTATGGGGCGATGAGCTGGTCGATCTTCCTGATGAAATGACTTCTATCTTTGAGCGCCTGTTCCCAGACCAGCGTTTTCAATCGTTGTCTGAGCAGTTTCCTGGTTACCAATCAATGGTGCTGGCGAAGGGCAAGACATCGGCGGAAGCCACCCGGTCAACCAGCATACGCACCTTGGCCAATAAGATCACCGAGATCGATATGGCTTACGCAGGCTTGAACGATGCTATGCGGATGCTGTCACGCGAAGCGACAGCCGATGGCGTTGGCACATCCTCGATGGACGCTCTTGATCCACAGTTCCGCCGTGAAGTGACCAAGCAAATCACAGCCCTCAAAGCGAAGCGCAAGACATTCGTGCGCAAGAAGGGAGCGGCTGACGCAGACACAGCAGCCGAAAATCTAGCGAAAATCGACGCACAGATTGATGAATTATATTCACAGCAACGATTGCTTCCAAAGAGCTTTGGTATCGCAGGCCAGATGCAGGCAGCGAACAGTGTCTTGACCCATCTCGGTGGTAAGACAGCCAAGGTTCCCGGCTTCACGCAAGGTGCGTCCATTCGTGGTGATGCATTTCAACCAGCCGCAAAAGACTTAGATGCCGATACGGGCGGAGCCCAAGTGTCTGCTGATGACATGGCCACGCCTATCGATGATCTCGAAGGATATGGTACTCAAGGTGCGAACGATCCTAGTATGCACCAAGAAGCGATACATAACTCAACCTTAATCCTTGAGCGTCTAATGGAATTGCGTTCACCCCTGATCCGAGACATGGAGAAGGTCTATCGTAACGAAGGTCTAAAGCGTACACAAAAATCTTCCACACAAAAAGTTGCTGATCGCAAGGTTAGAGCTAAGATGGCGGAAGGCACATCAACCAAGACATCGAGCTTGGATACCCTATCTCCCGAGCAGCGTGAATTAATCTCCTCGATGGCTCATCGTGACCCAGCCAAGACAGCCCAGCTAAAGAACGAGGCGCTTAATGTCTTTGCTAATGGCGGGCAGGCATCAACGCACCGTGCCCTTCGCAGTGAAATCCGCAAAGGCGCTGGCGCTGCACCACTACGCAGCTCAGTACCGGCCTCAATCTTGGCACAAACATTCACTAAACATGTCGAGGGCATGTCAGATACGGCGATTAGTAGCGCGACCCTCTTTACTAACAACGCTCCGATCCCTAAGTTCTCCAGTAATGGGGGTGGCGTCTCTCAAACCGGAACATACGGTGAAGGCACCTTAGTCACGACAGCTCCGAAGACACGAGCAGAACCTCCTGTCTCAGACAACCCGGTGGCAGCCAACCTTCAGGCACGGCGTCAGATGCTTACAGGCATGTCGCGTCAAGGTGAAGATGTAACTGATGAGTTACGAGCTGTCGATGCAATTTTAGAAGATGAATATGGTATTGTATCGGGCGATAGTGTGACCCCCGTATTCGTCCGCTCAGACTCAATGCTAGATGTTCGCTCTCCCGGTGGGTCAGAGACATGGCGTGCCGCTCTGGAGGCTACTGAGGGCGATCCTCAACAAGCACAGAGTGTCATCAAAGCAATGGGCTTCGACTCCATGAATACCGAAGACGGTGTTTTAATCTTTAATAAAGACAACGTGAAATCTGTATTCGAGTTCAATGAGAAGCACGACCCGGCGATGGATGACATTAAGATTGATGACGATTCTATGGAATCTCCAATCACACCTATGATACTTGCTGCACTAAACTCCCGTGGCAAGATGAACATAGAAGAGTTATCTAGCATGGCAGACGGCATCTCCCAGACAGGAACTCTAACCGCAGGCATGGATGCTGTCCGACACGCATCTGATGCAGCCAAGGGCAACGTCATTCTTAACGCTTTTTCATTAAAGGCTCCCGGCAAGTATATGTCTCAGAAATTCCAAGCCAATTGGTTCGCCAATACTATCGGTGGGCGGATGGAAAAAGGCGTTACAGGCACAGGCATTTTCGACGCGATCCCACAGCGGACAGCAAGCTATTGGTTCCCAGTTGAGGAATCCCTCAACAAAACAAAAGGACGCGACAGTATGTTGCGTCGGTGGAAGCAAGATACTGTTGGCCAGTTTGTTGACAACCAACCTCCAGTTGACGCGGTGATCAACAACGTGGCACGTCTTCGCCAAGCTATCGTGGCCGAACGTCGGATGGGAGTTTTAGATGTCAGTCCCATCGAACGACAGATCGATGCGGAGATTAATTCTCTGCCAGCAGCAGACCGAATTCACGCAACAGAAGCCGTCAATGCTCTAAGAAATTCCATGGATAAAATCATGGCAGATCAGAAGGCGGCAGGAATGCACACCGGCTATTTGAATGAGTTCTACCCACAGGCTCTTGACTCGAATAAAGCTGATCCGTACAGAAACCAATTGATTGATTTCTTCACTCGCAAGTTCGAGCGGGAACGTAAGATATCAAAGGGCTCTCCAGAGGCAATCTTGCGGTCAAAACAAGACGCACAATATATGGTCGATGGGATGCTAGATGGAGACGGCCAGTGGCTGCCTCGTCATGCAGATCAGAATTCTTCTGGTGCGGGTGAACTTTCTAGCCATGCTCGCGTCCTCCATTATACCATGGCAGATTTGCAGACAGAGATGGCTCCGGGTGTCTCCTTTCAATCATTGCTTCACAACAATCTTGAACAGAACATGTTGAAATATATGAACGGTGCTGCCCGCCAAATCGAATTACATACACGTTTCGGCCCCGGCGAGCACAAGTATAGGGAATATCATGAGATTGCTCAGTGGGGTGAGCAGGCAATTACCGACATCCTCGCCAAAGGCAAGACAACGACTCGTACGGTCGGCCAACAGACAGCCGAGGGCATCGGCAAGGTGGACTTGAACTTTGTTGACATCCAAGGAATGAACGTAGGCCAAGCTCAACGGGTGGCTAACAACATCAGAATTGCCTACGAGAATGCTCGCGGCGATGCTGATGGTGGATACGGAGCTGTGTACTCCATGGTTCTATCTGAAACACGTAGCGTCACACCGGCTATCAAACGTCGGGCTGAAGCAATCGCTGAAGGCTACCGGGACTTTGGCAACATGATTCATATGTCTGGCGAAGGAGCTAAGCCGACACATGCTGATCTAACTTATATGGACAACATGATGAGGCTGACCCAAGGTAAACCAACGGCAGACACCAAGTCTGCTCTCTGGAAAGTATCCAAGGGAATGAGGAACTGGAACAACATCACTAAATTGGGCGGCCTGTTGCTGACCTCACTGAACGATGTCACGCTTCCTTTGATCCGGTCTGGCAGCATGAAGAACTATGTCGCTGGAATTAAAATGTTGCACTCAAGCCCTGAGTATTCAGCCATGTTGAAGCGTATTGGGGTGGACGTTGAGAACCGCATCCACTCACAGATGTTAGCCATGAATGGTGGGGAAGACAGCAAACTTGGGAACGCCTTTTTCTCATCTATCGGTATGACAAATTGGACAGGAGGCCAACGTCGTATGGCTGGTGCCATCGGGTTCGAGATGGTCAAGACAATGGCGCAAATCCACCGTAAAGGAACGGCTGGCCGACGAGAGCTAAACAACGCACGCGAAGAACTTATCCACCTTGGCCTGTTGGTGCGTAACGACGACGGTACATTCAGTGGTCGAGCAGCGAGGGATAGCATCGATGACTTTAAGGATGATCCAGAGGTAGCGTCAGCCGTCCACAGATTCATTCAGGAAACGAACTTTGCTCCAGCCCCGAACGAATTACCTCTCAGTCAGAAGACGGCACTAGGCGCTATCCTGTGGCAGTTCAAGAGTTTCCCTCTGATGTATGGTCGCTTGATGGGTGAGACAATTAAAGGTGCGAGTAAGTGGATGAAGGGTGAAGGTGGCTCTATAGCGCCCCTTCTCTATCTTTTGTCTGCATCTCCAGCATTTGGAGGTGGCACTATAGCCTTGAAGGACGTTCTTTTATCTCGGGGCGGTGATGACAATTCTTCTCATGCTCTTCGTGAGCGGTCACTGTCAAAGATGTTCGAGACACTGGGCATCGATGTTGACATGGGTGAGTTTGCCAACGGCAATATCAATACAGCCCTTGGCTGGTACTTGCAAGGAATGATGCAAGCTGGTGGCCTTGGTCTGATCGGTGACTTGTTGTTGAGCTTGCCCGCATGGGCAGACAACGGAGCTTATGGAGCTCAGCGAATGATGGGTGCAGTCTTCGGCCCGAGCATGGGTCTGGTGGTCGATGCGACCAATGTCTTACAGGGTGTAATGGATCGTGAAGATTCTAATGCCGCTGAGCGAACAGCAATGAATGCCATCGCTGGACAGATACCTTACGCAGCCAGCTACCGTCCCTTCCGCAACGCAATGAAAGACTTGGCTGGTGAGTCAGGTAGTAGTAGCGGAGGTGGTGGATTGAGTGGGCTGTCTGGGCTGAAAGGATTGTAGTAGGCTATCAGGCTAAATGATCAGAGTGACTCTGACAAAACTCTGACGTAAACTCGTTCATGTTCGTTCAAAATTTGAGCAAAATTTACTAAATATTAACTTTTGTATGACGTAAAAAAATGAGGGAACCTGCCAAAAACCACAGGTTCCCTCACTTCTTTGCCGCATAGCTCGTCAGGCTCATAACCTGAAGGTCGTAGGTTCAAATCCTACCCCCGCAACCAACTCTGACATGAATTAGTCCCGGAAGTCCGCCACTCTTAGGGGGTGTGCGGCATAGACCGTCTGCTTTTTGCGTCATAGTTGACTCTGACACTGCCGTGAATTGTGTCAGACACGTCCAAATACTATGACGTAGGAGTATGTCATATAGAACCAATAGACCCGATTGATCCTAGCTTAGCTAGTGCCGCTTTCTTCTCTTCTTTGGAGCGATGAGCATACCGTTGTGTAGTCTTAATCGAGGCATGGCCTAAGATTTGTTGAACCACATCAAGTGGTGACCCACTCCCAACCTTTTCACCTCGCACCATCCATGTCGCAGCCGTATGTCTGAGATCATGGAACCTTGTCACGCTAATCCCGGCAGCCTTACGAGCTGTCCGAAACGAACGATCTATCGTGGTAATGGGGTGGCCTTCATATAGGAAGACATGACCAAATTCCTTCTTCCCAATAGACGTGAGTAGGTGAATAACATTAGGTGCCATTTCTAATACAAACTCCTTCCCCCCCGGTTTGTTACTTTTAATCTTAAACGTGATCTCTTCTTCTTCCCAATCGATTTGCTCCCACTTGAGCTCAAGGATATTTCCTTTCCTCAACCCTGTTAGTAAAGCAAAGGCAATAATTGGGCGAAGGTGAAGAGCCGCACAAGAAATTAATTTCTCTGCGTCCTTTCGTGAGATCGATCTATCTTGAATGTCTGGTTCGATAAGCATGTGACCAGTGAAGTTTCGTTTAAGACCTGTCTCTCTTCCCCATATTTGATCAGCCCGTGTGATGACCGCTCTCAAACACTGAAGGTAGCGGTTAATCGTAGTGTCTGAAATACCATCACGCTTCTTCTGAGTGTTCACAAAATCATTAATTGCAGCATCATCGATCTGATCGAGATAGGTATGCTCCCGATCACTAAATCCGTTCAGCAATATTTTCATATACCCAAGCTGAGTTTTCGCTGACTTCAGTTCGCAGGCATAAGTTTGATAAAACGTAGCGAGAGCTTCATCAATTGTTATTCGTTTGCGATCTGAACTAGAAGTTTTAGAAAGCTCGGTCGTTCTTTCCCGCGCTTCGATGGACTTAGCTTCTTTCTTATTGGCGGTGAAGGTACTTCCTCGACGCCGCTCACCATTACTGAAGGTGATGTCGTAGTACCAATAAGGTGTTCCTTTTGGTTTGTACAATGACATGTTTTTTTCTCCAATTTTTCCTGTTGCTTTGCAAACCATTCATTGATGGCTGGCCACTGAAATCTTTTAGATTTTCCAACCAAGATGTATGGAAAGTTCTGCTCCCCAACCATCATTCGCAACGTAGCATGGGATATTCCGAGTCGATGTGCAACCTCAGTCGCAGTTATTAATTTTGCTTCTATCATCTTGACCTACCCCCGTACTCTCAAATGTAAACAAAGAAAAGGCACACCAAGCCACGCTTATAAGGTGATGCTGTCCATCTTCTTTGTCGTAAATTTCACCCCGCCACCAAGCCCATGAGTGCCGCATCATGGCACCAAAGACCCGTCCATAAGCCATGCCCAACTCCCAATTTCTGTCCCCATATTTAACGGAGCCAGTAGAGTATAGCTCGGCTAATGCGATCAGTGCCGGGGGAGGGATAAGATCGAAACGAGCCTTTCCCTTGTCATCTTTTACGCCAGCCTGTTTTGTTCTTTGATTTATTTTGTCTATAACTTTAGCCATAACAATTTCATCCTGAAGTAATGTAAATAAAAATATTTAATTTTCCACAATCTATGTGTTCGTTACGAACCTTTTGATATTTTTGATTGTTGATTAAACGTTTCTGATTTGTTAAATAATTGCATGAGTAAAAAAGAAGTAACTGCAATTAAAGTCCTAATCATAAATTTTATTTTTAGGACTAATAAGAAGTGGGAGCGTTTAGGAGTAAAAGATGCAAGGGCTGTGCGTGTGGGCCGTAACATATTGTTAGCCACATATAACGACGGATCATGTAACGTCCAATCCATCTCTGACATAGAAGGCATCTCACCTTCAAGCGTGCGTCGTAAGATAAAAATACTTATGAAAGCTGGCTTGGTTAAGCAGGTGGAAAACAAGCGATATGTGTTTAATACAGCCGTAATGTATGACGAAGACAAAATTACAATTAGGGATTTTATATCCACAGCGGATAAGCTCAAGGATTTATCTATTTGATTTATCATGACCCCCATAACTCCAACCAACCCCGCAATCTATCTCTCAATTTATCTAGGCTAGACTCTCGCATCGTCCTATGGTGACGATACTCAGTCACCATCTTTTTCCATTCACGTAGCGCACTGGAAGGAAGACCGTCGTGGTTTGTTGGGAGCTTCCGCAAATGTTCTAAAACGTCCATTACGATTTCCTTTTTGGTTCCCACCATGTATGCGAAGAACACACATCGTTCGCTTTAATCTCATGTTTCAGACACCACCAATCTCCATCTTTTTGGGCCGAGGCATGTTGACAATTCTGGCATCGCTTAGTGTCTGGTATTGATCCTTCCCAGCACGCCTCTGACTTTGAGCACCAATTGCACCACCCTTTTTTCGATGGGCTTTTTTTCATGGATTGCTGTCCGTCCATGGCGATCTCAACGCGTGCAAGCAATGAGGAATAATGAATCAGGTCGAAGTCGATAACCTGAACCACATACGCACTCGTGTTCTTATTGTAAGACACGAACAAGGTGGCTGAGCTTCCGCTCATTCCCATCTGTGTTTGCATCTGGTCGTAGTAAGACGGGTGGCTCATAGCCACGCCGCGTCTATCGCAATCTTCCCATTTCTTTTCGTTCATCGATTTGATTTCCACCATCCATTGGCGTCCATCAGGAAAACGAATGCGCCCGTCTGGGTGGCAAACAAAGTGCCCGCCGAACATATGGTGATCCCATTGCCTACCTGTCTTGGGATCAACGGGTTCAAATATAAAATCCTGATCTTTCTCCAAGGTGGCCATGATGTCAGACACAACAATGTCTTCGATCTTGTGGCCAAGTTCAAAAATCCTCAGAAGATGTGGGGGAAAAGGATTGCCGGGAAATTCCCGCAGCGTAAATCCAAGGGCCGCATCACATGTCTGGCCGATGTCTGACGCGCCAATGTAGTCACGTCTCCATACGGATCGTGTCTTACCCTCTTCGAGCGTATCTTTGAAACTATTAATAAAGTCGGTATGCATTATAAACCCTGATTTAAATTCGTTGTTGCGGTGATACAGTTGGGGCATAGCCTGTTGCCAACACCCTCAGACAAAAACTCTTTTTTACCCTGACAATTGGGGCCAAGGCATACCCGCATCTTTTTTACAGTGCTCTCCTTTGGCACCATCCCTTTAACTAAGCGGAACAACATAACTTCAGCGGCCTTCAAACTTCGTTCGTGCGTCTCACAAAATAATCTTGCTGCATCCGCCAATGTCAGCGTGTCTTCACTCAGATCAAGTAGTAGTTTTTTTTCTTCATCACTCCATCCCGCCTGTCTCGCTGGAGCCAAGAAGTGCTTGGCCCGCAGACCTCTAACTTTTTTGCGAGACGTGTGATAAAGCTCGGCAATTATTCTATCTGGCATTCCCGATTTAATTAGTTCAACCAACTCTTCCTTGCTTGGGGGCCAGTAAGATTTCGGGGGGCGTGAGCCCCCCTTATTCTTGGCCTTTTTAGAACGGTATTTCGTCATCCAAGTCTTGCTTTGATGCGGGTTGATTGGTTGTCGATCCTTCGGATGCAGCCTGTGCTCTGCCGGGATCGAAGTAAGCTCCAAATCCCATAAGCTGAGCTGAACCCCTTTTAGTTTCTCCCTTGTTATTAACCCAGTCATCTCCGATCTCCATCCGAATGCCAACTTTTACACCTTGTTTTGCCCAAGCAATTAGATCGCTCGGCTTGCCGGGGTGGTCGGGATTAACGTGGCCAGCGTGGGTCAGAAGAGACTTCAAGCGCCGCATCGCAATTTCTTTTGCTGTCGCGTTGTTGTTTCCAATCTGTATGTAATCTTTTGTCTCGCCGTTATTATCAACGCTGACTAATTGAACGACCAATTGCTTAGAGCCCTTGGAATTATCTTTGTATTCAAAGTCACGTATCCAACAGATGTGGTTGCCCACTCCCATTCTAACGCCTTCAACAGTCGCTCCGCTTAGATCAAATCCTTCACTCATTTGGCAGTTCCTTTTGCTTTAGTTGGTGTCTTGGAAATCATTTCCAGTAACTCAGTTATGTCACCTGTTTCCATAACCGGTGATAGGTGACGGAAAGGGTCTCGGCTCTTGCCGTGGTATCCCTTAGTTTCGTCAGTAATAATGAAGCGACGCACTTGAGATGGCGCGTCAGGCATTTCTTGTGTGACACGGTGGCCAGCAAAAACGTGGTCAAACATGCCACACAATTGTTTACCAACAGCCTTGCCGGGAACATTTGGCCAGTAGTGTGTAGTCCCATCTTCGTCTTCTTCGTGACGGAGTAGACAAGTCATGACTACGTGCATATCTAAATCTCGGATCAGCTTCATCACACCAAGCATGGCCGAGGCATACTCTCCCCATTTCTCAAACTTGTTCTTGTTGTCTTTGTGCTTCTCTTCAAGATGGGACATCAAACGTTCACCAACTTCAGTGATGGAATCTATCATGATCCATTTGTAACCCTCGTCTTGAAAGCCACTAGTATCAGACATCATGTCGAGAACAATTCCTCTGAAAGAACAGATACCTAATTCAGTATTGTGCTCACCATTCCAACTAGTGAATGGAAGGTACTCGATCTCAGAGTGGCCAAGGCTTCGCAGACCGGCTTCGCCAGACAAAATAAACCCTTTTCCATAACGCTCAGCCATATGGACGGCTTGGTGTGTCTTTCCCCATCCGGGGTTGGCGCACATTAATACCTTGTGTGAAGCAGCCAATAGTTCTGCTCCTGTCCTTCTAGTCTTCCAGCTCATTGGTCAATCTCCACTTTGATTACTATTGATGGCTTGATTTCGCACGCGGCACTAAGTTCTGTGCGGGTGTCTTCGGGTAGTGCATCTAAGTCAACCGCAGTAATCGATAGACCTAGCTTTATATGAGCAGGAAGATCAGCTATTCGATCAACGCCGTTAGCTTCCAACAATTGCTGGAGCATTTCGGTATCCCACTTACGATTTTCTCTGATGGTTTGTTTGATGGTTACGTTTTCTAAGGTTATTTCACATTTGACTGTGTCGTATTCACAAGCAGAAAGTAGTTCTTTTAATTCAGCATCGACCTTCTCTAGTTGTTCTTTAGTAAGGGCGAAGTCTTCCTTTAATTCTGCGTGTCGTGTAGCAAGTCGAACTAACTCTTCACTGTTCTCTTGCACCAATGGTGTTGGTTCATCGTACATATTTTTCTCCGTATCTTTCCCTATCGGAAAGTTTTTAACGACCTCGTTGCCGTCGAGAATCTTGATACCCAATATATTTGTATGACACAACATGTATGTTGCAAAAACAGGACAACATACAATATGTTGTGTATCACTAATGAAACAGTGGTCAACAATGCAGGTTATTCAACCGCAGATATCTAGGAAAAAGACTATGGATACCAAAAAAATAGACGTGTCCCATTTATTAAACGACTTGGGAGGCGTAGCCTTTGTTGCCAAAATTTTAGGTGGCAGTCGAACCACACCGTATAGGTGGCTAAATCAAAACAAGATCACAGGTGATGGACTCGCCAAGATTATGGTGATGGCCCCAACATTTATAGAGAAGGGATACGCATCACCTTTTTCGATCCAAGACGGTGCAGCCGTCCTGCAATTTGAAAAATACCTAATCAATAATAAGTAAGAGGGGGTTGGCCGATATGATTACAACGACAGTAGATGTAGTAAGTGCAGCGCATGAATATGTAGACAATGGGTTGTCTATTATTCCGATTGGCAAAGAGACAAAGAAGCCGTTGACTAAATGGAAACACTTTCAATCTAACCCAGCAACATCAGACCACATTGAAGAATGGGAAGCAGAGTTCAAAGAATTTAACCTCGCCATACTAACAGGTGATATGTCAGGATTGGTGGTCGTTGATACCGACAATGCCAAGGCAGAAGAATGGTGGCGCACACACGGCGCACACTCTCCTCTTACTGTGAAAACTAGCCGTGGCCGACATTTCTATTATGCACATCCCGGTGGCCAAGTTAGAAACCAAGTTAATATGGGTGGAGTACAAGGTATCGATCTACGTGGTGACGGTGGCTATGTGTTATGCCCACCATCCAGCAAATGGGTAGGCGACGATGACGGTGGCTCAGAAGTTTTCTATTCGTGGGAAATAGCGGCAGGGTTTTCAGACATTGAAGACTTACCGTTATGGGCAGGGCCAATCGTTCTAACTGTTGAGGCAGATGACATCGATCTATCTAGCGTCGATCCCGAAGGACAGACAACTATAGAGAAGATGGAAGCCCACCTTATAGAGAAAGGAAAACTATCTGATGGTGATGGCCGCAATAATGTTATGGCTAAGTATATAGGTGATCTCATTTCATCCAGCTTGGATGGCAAAGAAGTTTCTCGCCTTGTCACCAAGTTCCAAGACAGATACTTTGATGAGCCATTGCCCAACGAAGAAGTCGAAGCCGCATATAAATCCATACGAACAACAGACAAATCAAATCACCCAGCACGATATGATGAAGAAGGTGAGTTGAGAATGAAGCGGGTTGAGGACGGCACGCTACGCCCATCGAAAATACCCGGCATGTTTGGTATGTCGGACATCCTTGGCATGGAATACGAAGAGCCAAAATATATTATGGAGCCATGGCTTAAAGAAAAATCCATCGTGCAAATCTACGGGTACGCATCGCATGGTAAATCTTTAATGAGCTTGGCTAGTGCATTCTGTATTGCGCAAGGCAGATCGTTCGGCCCGTTCTATTGCACTCAACCATATAAAGTATTGTATCTTGATTTCGATATGGGGCAGGGCGACATCATCAAGCGGATGACACAGTTCAAAAAAACTTTTGGCGATCCCAAAGAGAACCTCACGTATTGGGCGCAGTCAATGCAGGGCGATAGTGATTATGATTTGGATTTCCGTAGCGACCTTGGTCGAGAGAACCTCGACTATCTGGTAGATAAGACACACCCCGACGTGATCTTCTACGACAACTTGCGCACTGGTTTGCCGGGAATGTCTGAGAACAACTCAGAAGAATGGGCGGTCATTAACGAGCAAGCCAAGCGGATGCGTAAGAAGGGGTGTGCGTTCGTGATGATGCACCATGCCAATAAGCCAGTGCGTGATGACAAGGGCGGAACACATGTTGGCGGTGAGGCTGGCTCGTCCAACCAACTGACGATCCTTGAGACACAGATCAGGGTGGCCATGGTGGGGGACGAGGAAAGCGATTACCTTGAGATGGAGAATAGGTTGCCGCGTGATCAGTTCCTTAGACACCCAATGCGCGTCAGCTATGGCAAGGTGCGTGATCGTGACCCTGAAGTTCATACGCAAGAGCTCGTCGGATTCACACGCGACATGATGGATGACACACACATTGTCTCCAGCCTATCGAACAGACAGAAGGCATACGCATTGCGGCGTAACGGCACGGGGATAGTTGATATTTGTCGAGAGTTAAAAGTATCAAAGGCGACGGTACAAAAATGGCACGATGCAGCAGACTCAATGTAAAAAAGGGGCGGGCTCTAATTAAAGAACCCGCCCTCAAGTTTAACAGGGAGACCGACTACAGGTCGGAAATGGAAGAAGAAACTGGAGTAACTTCTAACAAGGATAATTATCTTCGATACGAATGGGCCATGCAACAGTGGCCAACGTGAATGCAAATATGTTGTGTATGTTCCGCTTACGGTACACTAAAAACAAAATTCCCCTGACGCTTAGCCTAACGTTATATCTATTAATCATCAGAACAATTATTGAGAAACATGTAACTCATTTAAATGTTCATGTGCCCCGAAGGAGGCACATATGGGAAACTTGATAATTAATAGTTATAAGGGACAAAGAGATTTGTAGATTAACCGCAGAAGCCCGTCAATTACCATTTGTGGTACACGCTCTACACCCCGCAGAAAATCGACATCTATGTAAATATGTTGGCTATCATTTCATTTCGACATGGCCATTTTGCAATCAGGGCTACGATAAATACTAGCAAGATTCGGGTGGCGCTGCCCTCCTTCGGGGGCGCTCGGTTGCAATGAATGCAATACCCTTTCCTTCACATTGGCCCTCGATAAATGGCTATAATTATCCCATGGCAAAATTAAAATCCCCAAAGAATAAAGGAGACGGATACGAGCGCGAGCTCGCCGCATACCTAAACGCAACCGTCCTTCCACCCCTCACCGCATCACGCGCACCCCTCTCGGGTGGAGGCATGTCATTCAATGGCGCAGGACAAGCAGACCTAATTGGCACACCCGGTTTGCACGTAGAAGCCAAGCGTGTCGAACGTCTTGAAGTTTATAAATCTCTCGACCAAGCCGAACGCTCAGTCACCAACCGCAATTGCCCCGAGACACCCGTCGTTATCTCGCGCCGCAACAACACCAAGACAGGTGACTCTATTGTCATCTTACGCCTCGATGGATTTCTAACCTATTATCTCGCATGGCTTAAATCCATGGGCTTGCCACACATCTAAAACAAAGGACACTTCTATGGTTTCTCCAAATAAAGGAAAAGCAAAAGTTAAGATCACTTCATCTGGTAAGAAAGTTTCCTACGGGCAACAAGGTGCGTCAGTAAAACCGGGAACGTCTAAAGGCGACAGTTACTGCGCAAGAAGTTTAGGTATAAAGAAAGGGTTGTCTAAAAAGAAACAGAATAACCCGAACACTCCTAACAATTTATCTCGTAAGCGTTGGAAATGCTCGGGCGCAAAATCTAAAAGGTAAGTACCCCTTCCAATTACCTCACGGGCATCCCATTCATCAAGTTACTGCGCACCACCCAATCTAAATTCCTTGGGTCACGCACAGATTTCTCGACCCAAACCATTACATACTCACCTTGGTCAGCCCAGTACCCACTAATTTCTACAGCCGTTCGGGCTGCCATTTCTTTTGTCACATATGATGTGCTCAGCTTGCATCTAGTCATCAGCCCACCGCCAAGACATGGTCAAGGCTATCTTCTTTTCGTGGCGCACCATTCATTAAATTTGACCGCACAAAATAATCGTACTGGCCCCACGTTCCGACCTGTTTGCTGTCCATTTTAAGAGCTCGAATTATTTCCGTTTGTATGACAAACCCTCTGTCCATCCAGTACCCACTAATTTCTTTAGCTATCTGTTCAGCCTCTTTCCTTGTACACGTATTCGTCATTCTTAATCTCCAAAACTTTATTCTTGTAAGGACAATCAACACACTTATCGTTGTCTGAAATCGATGCATCTCCGCACCCAATCGAGCCAACCAAACCGGGACACATTGTTTTGTTCCTGTTCTTGAACATGCCAATACTTCTCATAATCTTTATACCGACTGTAACTAACGTTACCGTCGCTCCATCTAATCCATTCCGCTACAGGTACAGGTGCAGGTGCAGGTGTTTTTTCCATCCCTATACTTTAACTGTTTTCTTAGGGACATAATGTTTCTTCTTTCTTGCCTCCAACCTTTTCGTCAAGTCCATACCATTATCATCGTACCGCTTGCCCTCGTAATCTAACATCTCATCTAACCCCACCATCTCGAATTGCTCACCGAATCCTTTACTCATCTTCAATCCCTTTCTCACGCATTTCCATCTCAACTCCACACAACCAAGACCACAACTTCAACCACCCAATGGCAGGCGCAATCATCATTTCAAAAAACAAATCCTTCATTCATCATCACCTTTCCGTCTAACAAATCTTATTTCCAAACCCATCACTTGAGCCACATCAACAACACATTGGATGCTAGGATTACCTCTCCCTCCCATCCAACTACAAACACTCGTCAAGCTATACCCAGTAAGCTGAGCGATCTCTGTCTGGGTAAACTCCCCACCATCACGACGTTCTTTTTCAAGAGCTCGCATCAATCGTCTCATTCATCTGCCCCCTTAATTTGCACACCATCCGTCTCACATAACACCTGTATTGTAGCCTTTAAATCAGGGCGCATCCGTGTCTTCTTCGCCAACTCTGGGCAATAAACAATCTTCCCGACACTATCCTCATCTGATCTCCTCCAGACACCATCATGATCACACCACACCAATCTCTTAAACCCATAAATCTCCCCAACTTTTCCTTTCACCATATCAGCCGCACCCTCACAAATATCCATCGCATAAACACAACCTGACTTTTCCTCACCAACCTTCATCGCAGCAATACATCTATTTTCACCCGCTTTATTTTTCCACCCAACAACAACAGCTTCACCCTCTTCAACCATGTCTGGCCCACTCACAAGATGCCCTTCAATCGCAAACCCATTATTTTTCGCCAAGTTCACAGACGACACTCTCTTCATCCACCACTTACGACCTTCTTTCTTGCTCATCCACTTGGTCGCCTTGGCAACAGGCTCATCACCAGAGGCACCAGACACAGCAGCCGTCACACTGGGAGGAACCAACTCACCTAAATCCAAATCCTCAGTCAACGCCTTCACTGGCAACACACCACTCAAGTCACCAATCAATGCGGAAACCACGCTCAACTCTTCAACATCCAACAGCACCACATTTTCCAAACAACTTTCCAATGCTTCGACACTCATCACTTATCTCCTTCGCCCATCAATCAATTCAACAGCAACGCGTTCAACCTCACTTAGCTCCGTCCTCACATTCATTCCCTTCTTCCTTAACCGTGGCATCAACCAAGTCCAAGTCACCACACTCCGACCACCAGCACTCACGCCGTACCACCACTTGGCGGGAACCGTCACACGTTTAGCCATTACTTCCCCTTCCATTTCTCAGCGAACATCATCTTGCTTAACTGCTCCATGGCCACACCACTCAAACCTTTAATGTCATTGACCACTACCCAATTCTTATAGAATCTCTCAACGCTAGGGCTCATAATTCCGATGGCCGCAATACTCACACCAGACTTTTCAATACCCGAGACGCTATCTTTCAAGTGCGCATAAAAAGCATCACGACTACCAACAACAAACCCAGCAGGATTTCCATCACTCAACACCAACAGTATCTTCCGTCTCTCCTTCCTCGCCATCAATCTTGCAGCCGCCCATCCCACACTCTCACCATCAATATTCTGGCCACCAACAGCATCTTCAATGTGTGCCAACCCACTCATCGAATCTCTCAACTGCGAATCAAAATCTTTGAACACCCAATGATCCAAGATGTCTGCTCGCACCGCACCATCACCAGTTCTTTCAGACAACATTCGACCTTCACTGACCCGCTTACTTCCTCGGTTGACCTTTCCACTTTTCTGTCCACTCACCGCATTAAACCCAGTGACCTCATAAGAAGCCGGTGTGCGTTCCAACGCTTCGCACAACGTGATCGCACACTGCATGGCCAACTCACTCTTGCCTCCGTCATGCATCGACCCACTTAGATCAATCAATATCTCAACCGCAGTATTAACCTCAACGTCATCAGTTCTTTTCTTGTACGCCCTCATCTCCAACCGGCTCACCACACTCACTAATGCTTTGCCGTTAAGTTTGCCTTCATCAAATCCACCCATATATTTTCTCGCATCTAATGACGCCATCGCATTCTCCATACGACGCATCACCACACCAACGTAGCCACCCAACTGACTTTTAATTTCCATGTACTTTCGATCACCGTACACACTTTTTCTTAGGCGAGTTCCATACGTCATGGCCCCATACAAACCATCTTCATCCTTGGCCGTATGAACTTTGTCCTGACTCGTATCCATTGCTTGATAACTACCTTCACCACTGACACGACTTGAGCCCAACGCAACACTCAAATCAGCGTCAACTTTCTCACCGTCCATCAACTCCTCTGCTGACAAACCCGGTGGCAATTCAGTGAACTCCGCACCTTCTTCAGACTGTTCACCCGCACCGCCCGCACCGTTTTCTTTGACCTCTCCACTTTTCCCGTCACCACTATCTTCATCCGTGGTGTCTCCACTTTGTCCACCGCTACCTACTTCTTCTTCACCATCATCTCCCCCGTCAGATACCGTGTCACCATCGTCCCGCTTCCCCTCATCAGACTCCTCTTCTTTCTCGCCCGTCTCCGCCTCGCCATGGCCTCCTTCGATGACCTCACCCT